CCGTACTCCTGCAACATGGCGCTAGAGTAATAGCCAGAAGAACCCCAGCCAGACTCGATTACCTTGACATGCCACTTGTTACCTTTTGATTCAGCAGGAGCAAATACCCCAGACTCGCTTAACTCTAATGACATAAAATCTCCAATGAACTAATCACTAAGAATTATTATACCATAACATTATGCGGTAGGCCTAGCGTCAGCCTGCGCCAAGTCGGCTGCGTTGTCCTGCATGGAGCCAACTGCTCCGCTGTTGCCCTGAGAAGGCACGGCGCTCGCAGCATTAGGGTCAGTGTCTCCTACAGACGGTGGGTTTGAGTGTAGTCTTGGGATATCCAATGCTTCTATAACTGCATCGCGATACTCATCATCGTAGATTGCGTTGGTCTCTTTAGCCAGGGCCAATGCCTGCATAAGTCTTTGACTTGGTTCGCTTTCAATTTTTGGCCAGTTAATTTTTGGATCCTTGGCACCAATAAACAGTAATACTCTTTTGTAAAACTGAGTCCATACTTGCTGCCTAGATTCCATAGCTTTGAGCGTGGGCACGTCTAGAGTCTGTGCGGTTCCGTAGGCACCAGAGGAGCCTGGGTCAGAAAGAAGCGCAACCACAGATACCTCAAGAGCAGATGCAACCATCGAGCCAAGTGGCCTGCCGTCTGTGAGGTCAACGCTTCCCGCACGAGGCATTGAGCTTAGCTCCATGTCTGCGCCCATCACGGCTGTAGACCCGGCACCCGGAGGTGTTGCGATTGCGGCTGCCGCGTTCTGAACACCAGTCTTGGTCTTTGATTTTAGCTGCCAAGCGAACATCGAAAGGGCCTTTAGCATTCTTGAGCCGTCTTTTAGATACTCGTTATAAGCGTGTGCCCACGGGATTGCTGGCAAAGCATCAGGAATACCAAAGACCCTCCCGGCCCTGCGGTTTACTCTGCTGCAAAACATTCTAAATAATACGTCAACTGGCTGGTCTGCAATCCTTGCAACGTACCTGCCGTTTAAAGGAGTGTAAGTATCTGCTGGGTACCAAACGTTTAGCTGCAAATCTTGCGACCCCGCGCCCCCAAGGTCTTGTGCCTTTCTGGTCCAAGTGCGTCTGTAGTACCAAAGCTCTTCTGGATTGTCAGGGTTGGTCACGATTGCAGTGATTTCGTTAAAGGGAATTCTCTGGAACTGCTTAGTTGAAACATTGCCCAGCACAAAGAACTGGCCATCAGTAAAGTGGCTACGCTCGTTGATTGCCTGAGACTCGGGGGAGAACAATACATCCTGGTTAAACTGGTCATCAATATACTTTTGGATTCTTGGTGCAAGCATTCCAAACGAAACACCCTTGCCAAACACGTAACTAGACCTTAGCGCACATCCACGCTTTAGAAGTGGGTTACCTTCGGACAGTTCCCTGATCCTTGTGGCTGCATCCTGCAGCTCACCGAGTTCAAAGCCGTCAGCACTGGCTGCGTTACTAATAGTGTTCCAGCCATTGTCATCAAAAGCTAAAACAGCTTGTGCCATCGAAGCGTAAGACTCTTTTAAAATCTCATTTTCTGCAGAGATTGCTTGGAATTCCTGAGTAAACTTATTCAAATCCATGTGTAAAGTCCCTTAAAAGTAATTAAAACTATTCTACCATTGCTTTACCAAGACCAAACAGATAGGAACGGATCCTCTTTTTGCATCTGGTCGTAGTCGTATGAGACGACATCGCCAACCTTCTTGCCACCGTAGGGGCTGTTGATGATTGCACTCAAGTCAGCACAGGCATAGATCGCAGCATCCAGTGAGTCAGGGGACTTCACCCCCCGGCTTCTCATCTCATCCTTGGATTCAATCTGGATTGCGCCCTTCTGGGTAAACTTGTACCTGATCATCAGTATCTCATCCAAGAGCTGAGTGTCATCTGGGTCCAGGTCTATGCTTCCGGCTGAGAGCGACTCTTTGAGCGAGTCAAAGTTGGATGCCCTGGCGTTGAGCCAGCGAGTTTTATCAGGACTAGCAGCAGAACCCAGCATGGAAATAACAAGATACCTATTATCAGCATTAGCGGCAACAATGTCAACCACAGGACCGCCAAGACCAGCAGCGTCAATACGAACTTCAGATACCCCATTGTCAATTGCCAATCTGTGAATCCTGCTTGCGGTCTCAGTTGCGGTTGCCTTTGACCATGTATCTAAGCGGCGTAGCCGCCCGCCGCGATTTATGTATGCAACGCTATCGTCTTCACCAAAGCGGGCAACGTCCACCCCGAGAACAGCATTGACCTGTGAGTCATCTTCGAACTGCGTGTCAATACCAATGTCAATGTTGCTTTGTGTGAAGAAGGTGTTGTCAGCCTCGTCTGGGAACTCTGCCAGAATCTTAGAGCGGTATCTGGAGCTAGTCTCGCCCCAGGAAACCTTCTGACGCTCTACCCATTGCTTCTGAATTAGCAAAGGCAAAAGCTCAGGCGGGACGGTGTGCTTCTCATCTGTAAAGTTTGGCGTGTCAAACGCACTAATCTTAATCTTATTCCAGGTCGGGTCCTCGCGGAAGATCTTGTGGAAGGTAGTGCCGCGACTGTCCGGGTTGCCGATTGCAAGCACCCTTGCATCCATAGTGTTGGTAACAGCTTCAGTGGCCGTATATAAATCTTCAGGTATACCTCCTGCTTCATCCAGGATTACCATAACGTATCTGCGGTGAATACCTTGGAATGCGGAAACGATGTCTTTGTCAGCTGGTCTTCTGCCGAATGCAATTACAGTTCCGTCATCGAGCTTCCACTCTTGGCCCTGAGTAATATAGCCAGGCATCTCAAAGCCGTTTGCCTTTGCAAGTTTAAAGTTGTCCTGGATTTCCCGGAACAGCACACGGGCAATCTGTACATAGGTGGGTGCGGAACAAATTAACGCCACATCGTAAGGGTCGTGAGTAGCAATCCACCAAACCGCCAGCATTCCTGCAAGCCCAGACTTACCCGCACCGTTACAGCTTACTACCGCGGTGTGGCTGTGGTCTACCACGCTCTTTGCAATCTCCCGCTGCTTACTCCAGAGGTGCTTGCCTAAAACTTCTTCTACCCACAGGGCTGGGTCCTTTAGGTACTCCGCCTTTTTGGACCGCTGCCTAAGATCTGCAATCACCGCATCTAGTACGTTATCGATCACGCTTATCCTTAGAGTAAAAGCCGCTCCCCTTGAAGTGCACTGCAGGTGCGCTTAGTACGCGGTACATTTTATTATAGCAAGTCTTACACTGGTAGTCAGGGTACTCGCCTATAGGGTGAAACTTTTCTTCAATGTGTGCGTTGTCGCAAGAGTAGTTATAGGTTGGCATTAATTCTCACTAGCTTCCCTGCAATCTTGCAGTTTTCTAAAACATCAACATTATCTTTTCCGTAGGCAACTAACACAGACGGACTTCCTGCTGTTCCGCCCACAGATCCGTCGGGCTTACAAAACTTAATTCGGCCTTTTATAAACAGCACAGCATCGGCCTTGTCCCAGACCTGTTCAAAGAATGCCCTGGTCTCAGTCCTTGCAAATATTAGTGCAATACCATCCCCGTGCGCTGCAAGTTTTTCCAGGAACGGCCCCATCTTGGGTCCATAAGGGGGATTGCACCATACTCTGCCATACCAAGGCTGCACTAGGCCGTCATCTTGAATTGTGTAGTGGTTTGCCGCAGTGTCCCAGGGCCGGTCTAGAGAAGAGCAGGGGTCTAGGTCAAACCCACCAAGAGCATCTAATATATATGGCGGGGTTAGCCAAACGTCGGTGCCGCTTACTGTAGATTCGTTTCCTAAAGTTGGCATTAGTCCATCAGCTCCATCTTAGCTCGCTGCAATCCGTTAGCCACCAGCTCATCTAGTTCATCGATACTAACCTGCGGGTATCTTTCCGACAGCTCGCCCTTAGCAAAGCTGAGTGCCGAATCCATGGCCCTCAGTAGTATCTTCTGCTGGAACGTTGTCAGCTTAATCATGTTCTCATCTAGTACAGTCTGCTGTCCGTCTAGCCTTTTGCCGATTACCTCTAGGGTTCTTAGCAAAGTCCTAGCTGCGTCTGGGTCCTGGCCCTGGATAGCCTGGTCTCTTAGGCTGTCCTTTAGTTCATGCAACTCGGCCAGTAGTAACTGCCGCTGTTCCATCTCGGTCCAAACGTCCCGGCTTGCAAGTAAAGTCTTTACCTTCTCCAAGGCCTGTGCAGCAGGTATCCCTGTCATCTTCTCGATCTCATCGCCGGACTTGCCCCCTGCTGCTGCCTTTAGGAGGATGTCATCGACTACCGATATGGATTTACTCACAGTCCGTTAACTGCTTTGCGGTCCGCGGCTTCCTCTTCGGGTAGATTGAGGGCTACTGCCTTAGCTATGAT